TACTAATTCAATTCCAATGTATCTAACCAGTTTTGTATTGAATTAGTAATCATTCTTTTCTCTTCCCCGGATAATCTAAACTATCCGTAAAAATCCTTTGGCTTGCGCGGGGTGAAACGGAGCACCCAGAAAAAACTGGGTGTCCGATTTTTGCTATTTATTCAGTCGTAGTTTTTCTTTCAGCTTATTTTTCCAATGACTTCGCCATAACATACGCCACGTAAATATGCGGTGACGTATACCGAGATACCGGCGTCTATGCGCCCGCTTACTTTTTATTGGTCTTATTGCGAATGGTAATAGAGTATTTAGTACTAGCAGCATACGGAGCACTAGCCCCTTCTTACCCCTCCCCTCCCTATTTAAACCGGGGATTGCGCCATTGTACTCTTTGAAGGGTGCGGTCTTGCTTTCGTCCGTTACAGGCTCTACATAACGATTGTAAGTTGTTGATGTCATGATTGGGTTGCCCGTTGCCGGGTGGAATGATGTGGTCGATTGTCCAGTCTTCACCTTCCAACTCCTTCGCACACGCCGCACAAGTCGCTTCCAAAACAGTCTTCGCATACTTCCGCGCGTTCTTCCACTCCGTTGATGAGTGCCAATCTGCCATCTGCTAAACCTCTCAATGTATTAGCGTCTACAATTTCCCAATGTTGTATCTCTTCTATTGCTTCTTCAATAGTTAGAATGTCTCCGAGCTCATAGTGAGCGTTTAGAAACTCTAGTACTTGATTCCTAGCGTACTCTACTCCGTTATAGAAGCCTTTGGTGTATTGTGTTTTCATTCTTGGTCATCCTCCAACTTGATGATGGTAATACCCTTGGTGTCTGTATTTACAGCACAATTGGGGCACGTGGTGTGTTCTTCCATCTCGTATACTTCGTCACAATATAGGCACTCAGTCATTTAGTCTCCTCGACTATCCTTACAATTCGCTCCAAGTGGTCTATGTCTACGTTTGTGGAGATTACTCCGTCGTTTACAATTCCCTTTATAATTTGGTCTTTGAGGTGCTTCTCTGCTCCTTGCCAACCCTTGTTATAGTTTTCGACATAGCTTCTAGCTATTAGGTCTTTTAGTTGTTCTTCATCCATGAGTTTTGATTATCCTTACTGCCAGCGTGGTTAGTGATTCTGATAGTGCTGGAGCTGCCATAGCCTTTAGAAATAGACTCCCTAATGCCGGGCGTACATTCTCAAAGTCAGAGCTCCAAACAAGGTTATCGTCCATGAGTAGCCTCATAGCCTCAAACATTATGGCGTTGCGTTCTTCTTGTGTTATCTTGCTGTTCATCTTTTGCTAAAGTCCGCCTTAAAGTAAAGGTAGACAATCCCAATAGCTATTAGACCCATTACCGGCTCTTCAATCCTGAAGCCAATAACAGTTAGTCCATAGACAAAGACGCTAGAAACAATAACTTCTATAAGTCTTTTTGCTCTTACCATGTTGGTGCTCCTTCTGTCGTGGTAGTTCAATTTTATGGCTATTTGTAGCGTGTCAAGCTTTTATAACGTTTCGTTATCTAATTGTTATTTCAACTTCCCGGATGTTACTAGAGAGCCCCTAAGACTAAAGCCACAAGAGCGGCATAGAAGACGCTGGTACTTTCCGGTAGGGGTATAGCGGTAACCGTTTCTCATAATGTCGTTGCTTCCGCAATTCTTACAGTTTTCCGGATTTCCCTCACTAGCCCCTATATGTGGATGGTTTCTTATCCAAGGTAACAAGATGTAGTAAAGGTCAATCAAAAGGTTTACGTCTTGAATTTGATATTCCTTCATAGAAGCCCAAGCCTTACGGTTGCCAGCCATACAGTCAAGCCAAAGTTGGAAACCTGAGTGCTTTACTTTTGAGCCAACACCTAGCTTCTGAGCTACGTAATCAAGCTTGTTAGATGGGAACTTGAATTGTCCCTTTACCGTCTTCATTAGGTCTAGCTCTATCCAAGGGCTAGGAGGTAAGTAACCGTTTTCTATAAATTCGCGCTTTATGTGTTTCGAGTCAAAGGCTGCGGAGTTCCAGCCGATAAGTACGTCCGCTTCGTCCATAATGCGGTGGAGTTCGTCAAGCATGGCTTTTTTACCATGATGGTGAACTGACTTGAAGATGACCTTGTCACTCCCAAGCCATCTAGCACCCCAACAAATAACCTCTGTAGATTTCTCTATTTGGGTGATAGCTATATTTTGATTCCATAAGCCCCAGACGTGCGCCAAGTTAGGTGACGTCTCTAGGTCTAGAAATAATATTTTCATACTCTAAACGTAGCCTTTACGCTTACGGTCTATCTCCGACACGCCAGCCGTTATAATTTCGTTATCAAAGGGGACAATGGTAACTAACACCCCGGATTCGTGATTATCAGCGTAAGTCTTCCTAGCTGATAGGTCTACTACAAGGTTGTCATTTGTAATTACATTGGCAGATTGTAGGGAGTCTAGGACGCTTCTTGTCAGCTTGTCGATATCATACGTGCCAGTTGCGTAGTCTCTTTTTACGCTTTTAGGTCTAGGCAACCAAAAGGTTAGAGATACGGATATAGCCGTTACGAATGGACTATCAAGCTCTAGCATTTTTTGAGCAAAGCTTTTTCTCATGTGTTCCCTCCATGCCGGGAGTTCCTTATTCGCTTCGACAAGGACTATATGAGCCCCTCGATTGAAGGCTTTCTTTGAGCCCTGCGGTTTAGGTTCTCCCGGTACGAAGAGTTGAAACATTAGAACGGTAAGTCTGCCGGTAGTCCGGGTGCTGGAGCAACAATGTTTATAACTTCCTCAATACTGGTTTTAGGCTCTCCAGCTTTTAGAAGCTTTACTTGACAGTTGTTTATTGAGTGCTCTACTACTTGCTTGGTTTCCTGTCCCGGCTTGTTGTAAGTGCCGACCTTTGTTCCAAGGCTGCCGTCAATCTGTACTTCGTCATCCTTCTTGTAATTAGAAGCATTGTCTAGCCAAGCTGTCCAAAGTCTGTTTCTTGGTTCGCCTTTGAAGTCGTAGGTCTCCCAAAGTCTTAGCCTTGGGTATCCTTCGTTTACTACTTCTGCTACTTTTCCAACAATTGTTACTATTGCCATATCTGTGTTTTCCTTTCTAGTGTTCTTTTAAGTTTAAGTTAATTATTAGTTAACTTTAACGCGACATCTACGCCGTCCCGTAGCGTCGTGGATGACGCCCCGACTAGTCTTAAACGCCGTCCCGTTTTGCCTTTTTTGACGCCCCGTAAATTATGACTTAGAGTACCGTCACAACCTTCCGGACAGTCTAATGTAATCCAGTATCTATTTGTAATTCTGTCAAAGCGATAACCTTGTCCGTTATGCTGAGACATTTCTATTTCTCCCAGCTCGACAAGCTTTTGTAAGTTTCTTTGGACTTGTCTAACTGAACACCCGGCGAATTTAGCCAAGCGAGTTTGGGAAGGATAACAACCCTCTTCCGGGTCATCTCCTAAATGCCACGCTAGAGCGGTCAGGAGGGCTCTAGACGTGCCGGTGCTATGTGAATGGTGTAAGACTGCTGAAAGGGCTTCTAAGCTCATTCTGCGCCTTCCTAGGGTATAATGAATACGCCTCTCGTGGTGAGGTGACGCCTTAGCGTCGGGGTAGTAGTTTTTCTGTGGCTACTACCCCTTTCACCTTACTTGGACTTTAGTGAGTCAGCTAGCTTTTTGATAGCTTCGAGAATTTCGTTATCAACTTGTGATTTTTCAGCGGTTGCGTAGATGACTCTAAGGCTTTCAATATCATTCTCAGCGGCAGCGGTTGAAGCTTCCTCAATCCAGTTCCTCTGAGTTGCGATTACCTTATACATTTCTTCGCGGGATGGTCGCTTAGCTCCCTTAGAGCTTATTCCTGCGGTGTTTAAAACTCTGCCCAAAGCTGAGGTGCTCGCATTTTCCAAAAAGTTATTTTTGTTTATATGTGAACTGCCTCTTGTTTCCTGAGCGAAATCGATAGCTGTAGGTCTAGCGTCTTCTTTGTCAATAAAAGCCAAAGCCTTTACTACAACTTCAGTCTCGTTTATCAAGACAATTTCTGTATGTAGTCTTCCGTTTGGATACTTAGCCCAAAACTTCTGAATACGTTCTGAAACCGGTTCGTAGCTACTTAGGTCAAATGCCATTTCTGTTTCCTCCTATTTGAATGTGATAAAAGGTTTCCCGGCTCTAGCTTGTAAAGCTATTACCTTTTCACCTTGGAACAAACCGTACTTAGTTCCATTCATGAAAGCAAGCACCGCCGACTTCTGAGCCTTAAACGTGTTGTCCCAGTACTCAGATTCTTTTTTAGCTTGGAGCAAGTTAGACCATAAAGCCCCTAGCTCAATTTCCCCTTCTTCCAAGCCTTCAGATAGCACCCTAACCGTTTCATAAGTAGAGTCGCTTCCGTCGTACATTGGGGGCTTCTTAGCCTCTACAAGGTCATAGAACGCCCGTACGCGGGTTTTCATGGTCTCGATAAGGGATTCATCCCGAACGACCTCAAACTCCCTGTAATCGCCTCCTGAGACCGCTACGACCATACCGGTGTTTAAGCCTAGTACTGAAAGGTAGTGTTGAACTTGTAGATTGTAGTATTCAGGTAGTTCATCCCAATACTGGCGAGTAAACTTTATTTCCAATACTCCAAGCTGCCCGTTTAGCCACTCGATAATTCCGTCCGGGTTGGCTTTCAATAGTGGATTCTCTAGGCTTTGCCATGTGCCAGTTTCGTAAACTGTTAGCCATTCTTTGTTTTCTTCTGCGAACAGATTACGAATAGCCGGCTCAAAAGCTGTCCCCAGCTTCATAGGCATAGAAGGCTCTACGGTGTCATCCAGTAAACCGGAACGCTCAGCCCATAATTGGAAAGCTGACTTCCAAGGGCTTTTATCCATTACTGAGGCTATGTCTGAGCCGCCGATACCCTTACGGGCTTCGTGCCACTCAGGAGAGTTAGGCTCAAAAGTGCCTAGATACTTAGCGAAGCCTAAAGCTTCAATCTTCTGCGTGATTGTCATAAAGCCATCCTAGTAGCTTAGAATGACATTATTTCTTAGGCGTATCCCTTTTAGAAGTCTCAGCTAGTTTTCCAAAGCTTCTGTTTATTTCGTCTACGTCAATCTTTCCGTCTGCTAGGTAAGACCGGGAGAGCTCCTGAGCTACGTCAATTACACCGGCAAAAGCAGCCATGGCAATAGCCGCGCTAACTTCCAAACCGATAGCCGCGCCACCAACAAAGATTCCAGTAACCTTTAGAATGATTACCGCGATAGTTCTTCTTAGAATGTCAAGCCACATACTAGCCAACCTTCAATACTTGTCCAACGTTTATTAGATTCTTGTCCTTGATACCGTTTAGCTTTACCAAGTTGGCTACTGTAGTTCCGTTAGCCTTAGCAATTTTTGTAAGGTTGTCTCCCTTTACTACGGTGTAGGTCTTACCCTCAGCCTTAGGCTTAGGCTCAGCTTTAGGCTTAGCAGCCTTTGGAGCTGGTGCGGGCTTAGCTGGAGCAGGAGCAGAAACACCATTAGCAGCTAGAAACGCTTCATAGTCAAGGTTTCCTATTGCCATGGTAGAAGTTCCACCTCTGCGGAAAGATAAATGTAAGTGAGCTCCGTAACCGGTCTCGCTACCCAATCCAGAAGCTCCAGATAGACCAATAACTTGACCTTGCTTTACTTGGTCTCCAGTCTTTACGTCAATCCTTGATAGGTGTAGATAGTCTGCGTTGTGTCCACCCGGAAGACTCAGGAAAATCATACGACCTCCAGCACCGCGGAAAGTCTCGACAGTTCCAGTAACCATTCCATCCGATAGAGCCTTTACCGGTGTTCCGCTTGCTACTGCGTAATCCGTACCCGGATTGCGGGAAGTTGGTTTTCTGTCTACGTGACCTTGAAAACTTGCTGAAATTTTTCCTTCTACTGGTCTAATCCAACTCATTTAGTCTCCTTCTATAATCATGTAAGTTCCCGCTATGTGGAAGTTGTCGGCTGTTGCTAAAGTTACGGGGCTGGTTGAAGTGAAGTCCACGTTATAAACGGTGTTACCGCTAGAGTCTGTAGATTGTAAAAACAGTTGGTTAGAGTTAGCCAATACGTGACCGGAAATTTCATATTCTCTACCGGTTGAAGCGTCGTGTAAACAACCATCTGATAGCTGGTAATTGTGCTTAGCTTGGAATGGAAGAGTCAGGTAATACTGACCAGTTCCAAAGCTTGTAATGTTGTCAAATTCTACGTCAATTCTGAAATGACAAATAACGCCAGTTTTAGCATAGCTTCCACTAAACAACGGAGTTCCGCTAAAGGTTGGTTGTGTTCCAGTAGTTCCACCTTCGACGCTGTAAACAGTATCGCTAGGAGTTACAGGAGCTCCGACACCTAAAATTCTTACATAGCCTTCTTGTGGCTGGATAATTTCAACAGGCATTATTTAACTATTTCTTGGTTTACAGTAATGATTCCACGAGTTAGAACCGCAACATCTCCAGTAGATTCGTTATAAATTTCAAGACCGTAAACATAGTTAGAGTCCACTAGCTTAGAAGTCTGCGCGGCTGTCCACGTCATTGTAATTACAAAAGTTTCTTCGTCAATTACCGGCTCTGAGTCAATTACTAGCTCTCTAAAAGTAGACTTACGAACCTGAGCCCTAGCGGAATACCCGGAAATGTCTATGGTGTCTCCGTTGTCATCCTTGTAGATAAATTCTCTAACTAGAGTTCCCCCGGCGTCTACGGTGAAGTTGTCTTGTACGCTGCTCAAAATGCTCCTATTGTTGTAGTTAGTAAGCCAATCATGGAAACAATGGCAGCACCTAGACCGGCGTAAGCTATCTTCTCAATCCAAAACAATCTGGCAAGAGTAAGTTCTACTTCTCTAAGTCTGTCCGGGACGTCATCCAAGTGGTCAAGCTTCTGAAGAACCTTTACTAAAATTTCTCCATGCTCTAGTTGCTTCTTGTATATGTCAGCTTGGGTAATGCGGACTGTTGTTGTTTCGTCCGCCATTTTACTGCGCTGCTCTGCCTTCTTCTACCAAATTTGTTATAGCTCTGTCAGCTTCAATTGCCGCTATACGTTCTGCGGATAATTCAACTACAATAACTTCGTTAGTTATTGCGTCTACGATTACCTCTGTCGGTTTTTCAGTTGCCACGATTAGCCCCTCAATCCATAAACTCTAATATTTCCAGTCATATTTCCACTCGAAGTGTAAACAGTAAAACCGTCAAAAGAGTTAGTAGCGTTTATTAAAGTTGAATTGTCCCAAGCTAAGCTGCCTGTTCCATTACCTCTAACGGCTGTTCTTTCGGTTAAGAATGGGTTTAGAATAAGTGTTTCAAATCCTCCACCAAGCACGTCGGAAGAATAACCAAGTCTAAGAAGCGTTTCAGTCTGGTTAATTGCTGTGGAAAAGCCAGTTCCGTTAGTAACTCCGTAATAGGTATAACCGCTTCTGTAAACGTTAGAAGAAAAATCTACACCAGCCGTTCTTCCCCGCCAGTTAATAGCCGGCCCATCAACAGAAGAGCTGGTAATTCTAGTAATTAGTTTATAGTTTGTGTAAGAAGCACTAAATACGTTGTTTACTGAAACAGTTGTTGCTGCGGTAAATGTTGTTGTGTTAAGTAAAGTCATTCCAAAAGGCGAAACCCAAGCTGCGCCAGTCCAATGCTCGTACCTATCCACATCCTCTAAATATGTAAGCTGACCTTCTACAGGAGAGGTAATGGCTGCGGTGCGGGCTGCTGCGTTAGAAAACGTGGCAACGCTTTGCCTCATCAAATTCTCGTTAATTTCTGAGGCGTTTAAAACGCTTCCATTTGTAAAGACTTTATAAGCCATTTATGCTTCTTTCCATAATTCTAAAGTTGTAAACCAAGTATCTACGTCTATACGGTGACTGACCTTGATTATAGTATAATACCCGACAATATTAAGCTGATTCTTAGTATAGCTTACTCCGATAGTTGTTCCCGGACTAAACAGGGCTGCGTCTGTTAGATTGCCTTTTCTGTCAATAGTTGGAGTCACTACCATATTTACTAAGTTTTCAGGATTCTGCGTAAAGACTCTACTAGCCCAGTTACCCATTTCAGTAATGTCGGTAGTGTTTAGTATAACGTCCACCGCCGACTCTCCGTAAAGGTCTATAGAGTCTTGGTCTTTTAAGGTAAGTGAAGTCGTGTCATCTGAAGCAAGCGTAACGGTTAGCGAGTTATAAACAGCGTCCGCGTCTGAGAATACATTTATCTCACTTAGGCATAGGTGATAAGGGTCTGAGGAATGATTGTTTCCAATAACGTAAGTAGTTGGTGTTCCGGTTTCTGTTGCCGGTCTTGGAATGTAAGTAATTTCTTGGGTGTCTTGGTTTAGCCAAATAATACCTAATCCAACTTGTAAAGCTTCGTTTACGATTCCATTTACTACGACGTTAGTTTGTGTTACTGAAGGTATCTTTCCAGATAAAGAAACTGAGTCATCTGAAATACCTAGACCGCTTTGAATACCAACAAGCTCTAGAACTTCGTCTACTGTAGCAAAGCCTGAGCCGGGGAAGGTCTCAGTATTCCAGTTAGCAAAACGTGAAGTAACCAAGCTCTTGTAAGCGTCAAAGCTTGTAATCTGAATAAGGTTTAGACCATCCGGGTAATAAGTAACGTTTATGGTGTCAATAAACCCTTGAAATAGAATACGGTCTAGCTCGTCATCTTCTAGCCTTACCCTGATTCTTGTAGAAGCCCTAATGTTTTTATTTACCGTTGGGTCTAGGTCAAAGCTTTGAAGTGTTAGGTTTGCGGTTGCCGGTTGAGGCTGGAAGTAAATAGCGTCAATAACTTGCCCACCGATTGAGATATTCGCGCTAGCTGTAGAACAACTTACTTCTTGCCATTTTAGCCCTGAGCTAGGAGCTAATACGTCTTCTCCACCAAGTAGGGAGACACCTAGAACAAATTCACCATAACCGCCCAAGACGTCTGTACCGCCCAGTTCGCTAATACCAAGAATGAAAGAGTTACCGTCTTCATCCGGTACTAGAAACTCTACCTTTAGGTTTTCGTCAATCTTGAAGTCGGTTATCATTGTGCTCTAATTAAGTTTGTTCCGGTTGCTCTGTTCGCCTTGTTTATTTTATCGGCTATCTCCTGAGCTGTAACATTTCCATTGTTTACGTTTATAGTTACGTTTCCGGTGCTTCTAGGCTCGTTGCTTCTTCCTTGTTGCTGAGGTACTGAAGGTAAAAATTCGTACCCAAGCATACCAAGTCCACCTTGGACATAAGGCTGAATTATCTGTTCAATTGGCTTAGTGTTTCCGGTAAGTAAAGCCATGTTTGCTACTACAAGGTTTAGCAAGTCCGCTACCTCAGACACCAAGGAGCTTAGAATAGTCCAAAAGTTTACAAAGCCTTTAGCTTGGTCTGTTTCAGTAGAACCAAACAAAGCCGCTATGCTTCCCCCAAGTCTTCCCAAAGAGTCGGACATTCTGCCGACAGAAGCCCTAACTTGTGGATTGTCCAAGGACTGACTTAGTAGACCAAAGAAGTTTTGTATATGCGGTAGTACGTCCACGAACCAAGCGGAAAGGTTGTCAAGCATAGGTAGTAATGATTGACCAATAGACTCTTTTATTTCACCAAAGGCTATAGTCATTCTGTCAGAAGCGGATACTGTAGCTGCGGCAGTTCCACCAACCTGAGCCTCAATCTCAGTCAGAATAATGTTTTGAGCTTGTAGAATATCGCCTGAGTTTACCAAGCTTTCAATAAGAGCTTTTTGGTCTTCAGTAAATTGAATACCCGCTCTGTTTAGGGCTGTAATTCCCTTGATAGGGTCATTTAGGGCTTTACCTAGTTGAGTAGCGTTAGAGGTTGCCTCTCCAAAGCCCGCGGCTGCCATGTCAATAGCTGCGATAGTAGCCCTATCAAAAGAGCTCCCCATTGTGTCAGCGGTCTTAGTAAGCTCCCGGAAAGTAAGTAGCTTGGCTTGGGTAGCTTTTATAACTTCATCATCTACGCCGACAATTAGAGCTTGTTCCTCAGCGTATTTCTTTATGCGGTCAGTAACTTTTTTAGTCTGATTGCCGAATTCATTCATAGATTCAGCAATTGCGTCTATACGCTCATTAGCTATCTTGGCTTCTTCTGCCGCGGTTACAGCGTCTTTAAAACCTTGAACAATAGAAGTAAAACCAAGAGCAATACCAAGAGTCCCAATAGTTCGACCTATGCCCTTGGCAATTCCTCCAACCTTATCGCTAAGACCTTGAAGGCTGTTTTGAGCTCCCTGAGTCGCTTGGGTTAGTTTCTTAAACTCTCCAAGTATCTCGACATTTAGAATTAAGCTCATTTAGCTTTTACCTCTTTTTGTAAGTTCGTAATGAACGCCTTATACTCGCTCATTGTTAGAGCTTTATATTCTGTAGGGCTCATTCTAAAAGCCCGACAAAACTCCGCCATTCTTTTAGCGGATTGCTCCCTTATTCTTTTTTTTCCTCATCACCCTTAACCATGTCAAGAGCTTGTTTCAAAGTAATCTTCTTAGCTTCTTCCATCTTGTATCCGGGATTATTCCTTTTTAGAATAACCCAAACAAAGGCAGACAAAGCTTTACCCTTTGGCTTTCCGTTTCCAAAAGCCTCGTCGATACTTGAATTGGTCAAGTTTTCGATTAGTTCAACTTCTTCTAGAGTCAGGCTCTCAAAGTCAAAACTGTTCATTTCTGTTCCTTTCGTGGTTATGGTTTGTAGTTCTTATAATACTTATTGAATAGCTTATTTATGTTTAGGAAGTAAGTTTTGTAAACTTCGTTTCTAGTTAGCCCTAAAGCTTTAGCAAAGAATGGGTTAGGCAGAATGTTTTTCTTTACGAAGTTGTTCCGGTCATAAAACCAACCCCAATGAATAGGATTAGCGTAAGGTACGCTCTTGTTAGTTCCCGCGCTTACAAGTACTTTTCTTGCTTGCTTCTTAGATTTAATAGTTTCTCTAAGTTTTCCGGAACGAACCGGAACTAAGGAACGAGACATATTAGCAACAATGTCGGCAGCTTCCTGAGCAGCCTTACCAACCTCAGCGGTTGGAGTTCCAATTTGCTTTAAAGCTTTTAAAACTTGTTGTAAGTTCTCGACCTTAATTCCGGCTTCCTGAGCCATGATTAAGCCGTTACAATCTCCACGCCGTAGTACTGGTTGGCAGATGGGTCGTGAGGAGTGTTCTTTACTTCCAAGGTAACTGAGAATAGAGCGGTCTCGTTGCTGTTTAGGCTTAGAGGTGGAAGCTCGTTGAATACAGCAACACCCTCGTAGTGAGGCGCGTCTGCCGAAGCTGTAGCGTTTCCATTAGGAGCAATTGTGAAAGCAACCTCTGTACCGAAGTTATCCCAAAGAATACGGTATAGGCTTGTAGCTTCGCCGGAAGTAATTCCGTCTAGCTGAAGTGCCCATTGTCCACCAACGCGAGTCTCGCAAAAGGTCTGTACGTCTCCCGGTGCGTCACCTAGAGTCAGTTCAACCATGTTAGCGTCACAAGCGTAATCAGTTGTGCCAATCTTGAAAATAATGTTTTGTGCTTTGATTCTTGTTGAAGCAGCCATTAGCTAACTTCCTTTCTAAAGTGTTATGTCTAGTTGTACGTTTATGTTTGCTGAAAGGTACTCAGCGTTGTTCGCTTGTAGGTTGTAAGGCTGATTAACTGAAGTAATGCGGACATAAGTCAAAGGCTCAATAGCGTTTATTACGTCTTCAATCAGTTGGTCTAGGTTTTCAGTTGCCTTCTTGTTGGTTGCCGTAGCTCCAACTAAAACTAGCTCTAGCCCTAAGCTCCACTCTCCGAATTGTGCGGTTTGTAGATAAGGCTGAGCCGAGTTCAAGATAACAACTGTAGGCGTGACTCGCTCTGGAACATACTCTAGAACGTTTAGCCCTGCTTCTTGTAGTTCGAGTTTGAATTCTACTTTAGAAGCGTTTATCTCGCTCATACAGCGTAGCCAACGTATCTCTGAAGCAACGGATAGACCGCGCCCATAGGGTCTTTAGCTACACGAATAGGAGCTCCGTCAAAGCTTGCGAACTGAGCAACTCCGTTAGGAGCGGAACGACGGTGGAAGAGCTCCGAGCTTGCGATTAGTACAGCTTGGTCGTGAAGCGATACCGGAACGGTAAGCACCTCACCAATGTAAGCCGAAACTAAAGCAGTACCAGAAGTTAGACATTCTTGTGGAAAGTCTATTTCATCCGTACCAACATAAGCTTGGAACTCTTCCAACGTCACAGCCATTTATAGACCTATTACGCTACTACGTCTAGCTCTACGATTGCGGCTGCGAATGGAACGGTAATCGCCATGTAGCCGTAAACGGAAATGCTGTCAGTAAGGGTAGTAATGTCATCAGCCGATAGACGAACAGGAGCACCAGCGGACTCTAGAGTCTGAACTGCTGCGCTGTTAGCTACGTAAGCCTTTGTAGCGGTCATAGCTGGGTCTACGATAATTGGTAGTCCCATAACTTGACCTGATAGACCAGGAACGTTAGCTGAACCAATGTTGTTTACGCCAGCTCCGTTTACTAGAACAACTGGACGTCCATCCTCACCCTGAACAGATAGCAAGAACTTGAACGCTGAAGTACCGCAAACAATAGCTTCTGGGCGTAGACCTGAGTTCTTGAAAATGTAGGTAGAAGCGTCGGTTAGTCCGGCGATTAGAGCTGCTGAAGTTCCAGCAGAAACGTCGAATACCTTACCGGTGTAGCTTAGTCCCTGAACGGTGCTGATAAGAGCCGCGTTGGTTGCGTTAGCGTAAGCGATAGATAGAGCGCGTAGAGCGGTGTCTAGGTAGTTTACGGATGAACGCTCAATTGTCTGCTTAGACATAGAGGTGTATCCACCGTAAGTCTTGACAGGAGCGGAAACTGAGTCAATTGTCAAGTTACCGAATGAAAGCTCTTCGTTTTCTGGGTCTTGTACGCCAACTGCCAAAGTGTTAGCAGATACCTGAGCGTACTCAACGGTTAGACCGGCTGCTGGAAGTGCTGCGCGGGAGAAAGCCGATAGAGCTGGACGGTTGGTGTCGATTAGGTTGTCAATGTAACCCAAGAAGCCCGGAAGAGCTACGGTGTCCGCTGAGGTGCTTGCGTCACGAGCTAGCTGGATAGCGTCTGCGTCTCCAGTAACTAGAGCCTTAGCAAATTCACCCTGAGAGCGGAACTTGTGTGTTGCTGGTGCTGCGTTATCGACGGTCTGACCTGCTTCAATGACTCGGCGCAATTCTGCTACCTCATCCTGAACGGTGCGAACGTCAAGTTCAATGTTTTCCATTGTTTCACTTTCTGATTCGATAGGAGAAGCGGCAACTTCCTCGGATTCTTCAATCTCGACTTCGCTGCGTACCTCTGTTATTTTTGCGCCTTCAAAGGCAGGGAAGGGAACTACTGAAACCTCTTTTAGGTCTACCAGTTCCCTAACAATCGTTTGACCTTCCTTCCGGTCTTTAACCGGGAAGAAGCCAACCGAAAAACGGTTTAGGACGTCATCCTGTAACAAGGTATAAACCTCGTTTCCTCTTGGAGTATCGCTTAGCTTAGCGACAATCTCAAAACCTGCTTCAGTATCGCGTCCCTCAATAACCTTACCAATTGGCTCTTCGTGACCGTAAAAAAGCTTTACGTTTTCAATAGTCTGAATTGCTCCAGCTTCAAAACGCTCTTTTAGGTTTCCTGTAAGGTCAATCTCTTGACCGTAAGGTACAGCCAAGCCAACGACAGTTCTCTCTTCGTTTTCAACTAAGCGAGCTTGGAACTCGCGTGTAATCATTTCAGACATCTAAGCCTTCCTTTGTTCGTACTTCTTCAGCTGAAAGAATACCCGCTTCAATCGCTGTCTTGTAGTAATCGTATCTAGCGGCAACGTCTGCTTTGAATAAGTGCTCAAAGTCGAACTCTACCCTAGTACCTCTTGGTAAACAGTTAGTTAGTGCGTCTGTGATTGAGTCTGTGTAAGCCATAAGAGTATGACGATAGAAAACCTGATTCTCGTCCTGTAAGTTCGTGTAAGTGTCAGAAGCTCCCGGTACAGAAGTTAGAAGTAATCTTGCTGGAATACCGAACAAGCGAGCAACTGCCTGAATTTGTTGGTCTTGTACTTCTGTAAATAATGCGTCTCTAGGTGAAAGAGCAATCTGCTGGTAATCAAAACCGTTACCCAATACAGCTACTTGTCTGTTTTGCTGTTTGTTGTGCCAGTTAGCTGTAACTTCGTCCGCTTCAGCTTTGTTTATCATGCTGTTGGTTTTTAGTACACCAGTTGGAACACCGGCAGAAGTAAACCAGTTACCAGCGTAATCTCTTAGGTCAATAGCTGCGCTAATGTCTTTTCTACAAGATTCAATTGGGCTAATGCCTTTTAGAACTCCTGCGCGGCTAAAGATTCTTAGGTGCTCAATCTCCTGCTTGGTGTAACGCTTTCCAAGGTAGTCGTAAACAATCTTGGAGTAGTCAGTTGTCCCGTCTTTCATCTTTGGATAAGAAGGGCTAACCGCTGAAGCCGGAAGAATGGTTAGGTTGTTTACTTGACCGTTAGAGCCGTAATTCTTTAGCCAATAAGCGTTACCCTCTAGAGCTAGGTCTGCTACGGTCTGAAACAGGAAGTCTCTACGGTTTTGGTCTAGAGATGGGTTGTTTACTAGAACTGGGTTTTCAATCTTTAGTTCTATGCCGGTTGCGAAGCGGTAAGTGTTTATGGTCATCTTGCTAATTGGAGTACCAATAATTTGGATAGCGCGATAAACAGCGGTCAGGCTCAAAGCTGAGCTAGGAGTTACAAGGCTTGCTTGTCTCGTTGGAATTGTTGGCTGAGCTGCGCGAGTTTCTGCGCGACCTAATAGCCTATCAAAAAAAGATGCCATATTGGAACAATGGTATCACATACTACCGTCAAAACACCCCGACAGTTGCGTGTTGTGCGCGTGAAGAAACATACAACGCCATAACGGTAGACATTACCGCGTCTATGTCTCCTAGAGATTCTTTACGACTGATAAGCCAAGTCTCACCGGTGTATTTAGCAACCCCGTTAGGCATTTGAGCGACTAGGAGAGCGTCGTTGTTGTGCCTAACGGAGTTACTACTAAACATAGCAAAGACAGCCGAGCACGCTGAAGAGACTTCTTTCGTCCATAGTTGCCAGACCGGAAGCCCTGAGAGTTTTAGTCTCTTGGCTAAGCTAGGTAGCTGGCGGTCATCCAACGCTATCGCCCGCGGACTGAATTTGCCATAAAGAGATACTATCTCATTAAACAATTGTTGCTCCGTAGGATTGACCAACGACATGACCAATTCTGTTTCTTGTAAGCCGTCGTTATCGTTAGCAAAGGCAATAGTGGCATGAGTCCAGTTCCGGGTAATGTCTACAGCGAAGACACCATTCTGTAACTTGGTTGCGCCTCTACCGGTTGCCGCTCTAAATATGTCACCGGGAAGCCAAGAGTCTGTAGAGCCGGCTATGAACTGATTAAGTCTGTAGCGTCTAGCTTCGTGTTCCGGGATTGTCTTTAAGTCTGAGATGACTTGTTCAATCGGGATTCTACCAGCAGCCACCGACGGATTAGCTGCCATTATTGCTTTAGGGTCATCTACCGCGGCGTTTTCTGGAGCTGTCCACAAGAAGAAGCCAAAACGCTCTAGGTCAGTAGCTCCGTTAGCGGCTGCCTTACCCGACTTGTAAAGCTCTATTAGGGTTTTAGAATTTTGGTCTCCAGCGGTTGTAATTCCAACAACGATTCCATCCTTACGCTGGGAAGTTCCAAGTACAGCCGCGCTCCACATACCTTCTTTAGCAAGGTGAAGTTCGTCAAAGAGACAGAAGCTAATTGGGATACCCTGAAGGGCTGCTTCCTTGGCTGCCTTGACGTCATATCGACCTCCCCCATCTGAGGTAACGATTCCGCGGGTTTCTGTAGCTCTCTTGAAACGCTTCTTTAAAAAAGGGTTGCTGTTAATGACGTAAAGTACCCGGTTATAAACAATGTTGGCTTGGTCAGTACTGGAGGCTAGTGAAATACATTGTGCCCCGACCTCGTGAAGAAGCAAGCCATAAAGTCCGAGCATAGCGGCGATAAGGCTTTTGCCATTCTGTCTTCCAACCGATATACAGACCTGCCTATACCTCAGCCTTCCGGGGTAAGTTGGATGGTCAGCCGGATAACGCTCTAGTATCGCCCGCAGTAGCCACTTTTGCCATTCGTCCAGCTCTAGACCGTCCGGATTCTCAGGACTTCGCCAAGCTATGTTAGCGAACTCGATTAGCTTGTCTCCGTCCGTAACAAATTCTTCGCTAAGCGGTGGAGTGTAAATAGTTGGAAGCTGAAGCATTATCTAGTTAGCAATTTCTCCAGCGGGTCTACTTCTACGTTAGAAGCACCAAGAGAGCGTTGTAATTCAAGTACTGTCTTCCTCAGTTCTGCCGCGGTAGACGTATTGCTTTGCTGGTCAAAACTTTTAGCTAGCTGGAGGCATAACCCTGCTAGAACTTTTTGTTCCAAGTTCAATTCCAATGTATCTAACCAGTTTTGTATTGAATTAGTAATCATTCTTTTCTCTTCCCCGGATAATCTAAACTATCCGTAAAAATCCTTTGGCTTGCGCGGGGTGAAACGGAGCACCCAGAAA